CAATTCACCATCGGCTATGACCCTTTGACAAAAACAGTCGCATCGTTTACCGGGCCAAACCTGAACGTCTACAACGCATCCTTCTTTAACATTGCAGTCCCCTCGGCTCAAAATCTTGACACAATCAGCGGTGGATTTGTTGGAGCTAGAGTGACAATCTTCTGCTCTACTGTGACGTTTGCCTTGACCGTGCGCAGCGAGTCTGTTAGTGGCGGCAACATTCGACTGATTAACAACAGCACCCAAGCATTGCAATTCGGAACGTCCACGCAGGCGCTGACTCTTGTCAGAAGCAGTGATGGATACTGGTATCAGGCTTCTTAAAAGGAAAAATTATGCTTAAGACAGTTTCATCAATCACCAATTCCATTGGTGCGTTGAATTACAAGGGAACATGGGATGCAAGCACCAACGTTCCAGCATTGGCATCTGGTGTCGGCACCAAGGGCGACTACTACGTTGTCAGCGTTGCTGGAAGTACAAATCTTGATGGCATCACAAGCTGGTATGTTGGTGATTGGGCTGCATTTAATGGAAGCGTCTGGCAGCGTTTGGAAGGTGGTGTTGATGATCCAGCCTTATCACTGAAAAGCAATAGCACAACTGGTCTAATGCAGATTACTGGCCCTGTAGCTGCTTCTACTCGTGTAATGACAATACCGGATGCAAATTTCACCGCAGCGCGGATAGACGCGGCTCAGACCTTTACTGGTGTCCAAACCATGACCAATGGCGTCGGTTTTGGTGGTAGTACCTTAGCCACTTACACTGAAGCAACAACATGGACTCCATCTGATAATAGCGGAGCTGGTTTAACTTTTACAAACGTATCTGGTAACTGCTTTTTTACCAGAATTGGAAACATGAGTTTTGCAACATTCATGGTGACATTTCCAGTTACTGCGGATGTTACTGGAGCAAAAATTGGTGGACTTCCTACTTCTTCAAAATCAACAAGCAATGATGTTTCGCCAGTTTCAATCAGTTTTTGCGATGCTACTTTTTCAGTTACAGGACGAGTTGGTGGTGGGTCTACGTTTATGACCTTTTACAACTCGTCTGGTGTACTTTTGACAAACGCAAACTTGAGTGGAAAATCAATTCGTGCCATGGCAATCTACATGGTTTAATCTTCAAATCATTAACAAGGAAAAATCATGTCACTTACTAAACAAGTCGTAGTTGATCAGATTGAAATTATTGAATCTGGTTCTGTACAAGTGCGTACAACAACCAGAATTATTGAAGATGGAAACATTATTTCATCTTCGTTAAATTATCACACAATCTCACCAGGTGATAATTATGGTTCCGAAAATTCTCGTGTTCAGGCCGTTTGCGCAGCAGTACACACTGTTGAGCTGGTGGCTTCTTATAAAGCCAACAAAGGAGATTGATCATGGCATTGAAAAAAAGCATCGTTATTACAAAAGCTCATTTTGATGGTGAGTTGAAAGCATCGGACGTTTACTGCAAGGTTGAATCTGTTAAGGGTTCAAAAGAAAAGCAGCAAGCCGAAGTTTGCATGTACGTTCAAAACCAACTCATTGATCGAAAGTTTTATGAATTTGTGCCCGACATGAATGGCGACAACTTCATTAAGCAGGCATATCTGCACTTGAAATCTCTTGAAGAGTTTTCTGACGCAATAGATTGCTAAAAGGAAAAAAACATGTCTACAAATTCCCAAATCGCATTTGCCCCACTTGGCAACACCGTTGTCATCCCTGCTGCTGCTGTCGCCTCCACAGGCGTCCAGGCGCTCGTTGACGCACGTTTCGACGCGCAGGCCGTAGGCCAGTACCGCATCATTAACTCCAGCGCCAACACTGTGTTTTTGGGTTTCGGTAGCACGGCAGCGATTGCTACGGCTAATGCTGTTGCGCCTGTTGCTGGTACGCCATCATCGGCTATCGTGCTAGTGCCTGGTGCTGTTGAAGTCTTGCGCTTTGGGCGTGAATCATTCTTCAGTGGCTTGGCCTCTGCCGCCTCAACTGTTTACATTGTGCAGGGCGAAGGTATGTAATGGCCGAGGATACTGACACACGGCTGGCGGTGCATGAGGCAAAAGGGCCAGTTTCTTTTATTGGTAAATCATTTACTAAAAAATTAGTAAGTGAGTTTATTGCCTATGATGGAGAAACTGGTTCTTTTAATCGCATAAAAACATCTGGAACAAAAAAAGCTGGTGATAAAGTTGGTGTTGTAAATGATCGTTACTTGCAAATAAGTATTTGCGGCAAAAAAATAAGAGGTCATCAACTTGCTTGGTTTTTGACTTACGGTTATATTCCTAAAGTAATTGACCATATCAATGGCAATGGCCTTGACAATAGGTTATGTAATTTACGGGAAGTTACGCAACAACAAAATTGCCAAAACATAAGAACAGCACCAAAGCACAATACAACTGGTTTTATGGGTGTTTCTTACTTCAAAGCTGGTAATAAATATTCAGCGCATATAAACTCAGATGGAAAAAAGAAACATCTTGGCTATTTTTTTAGCCCAGAAACTGCTCACCAAGCGTATTTAGCTGCTAAAAGAAAGTTGCACACATCATGCACGATATAAAAATGATTAGCGAAACTGAAGCGCGATTAATGACGCATGAAGAGGTTTGTTCTGCAAGATATGCCGCCATTGAAAAGTCTTTTGTTTCAGGTTCACAGCGCATGACCCGCATTGAGTATTTGCTTTATGTGGTGATTGCGGCTGTGTTGCTTGGTCCGGGCTTTGCTGGCGAGTTAATTAAGAAAATACTGGGGCTGTAAATTGATCCTCTTAGCATCCTGTTTGCCGCCAACGCTTGTGTTGCCGCTATCAAGCAAGGATGCAAACTCTACAAAGACGCGAAAACGTCTTTTATGGAGATTAAAAAAACTGTTGACGAGGTAGTCTTAGATGCAAAGCAAGTCAGAAGTTTTTGGCAAAAACTCTTTGGGTCAGCGCCCGCCGCAAGCCCCAAGTCTGTGGCGAAAAAGAAGGAAGCCTACTTTGCCGTTGACGAAACCCAAGTCATGGCAGACATTGTTGTCCAGCTTTCCCAGTTTTTCAAATTGCAAGAACAGCTTGCCGACCACATAAGGGAAGAAGAAGAAAAAAGCAAAACTGTCTACGACCCTGACGCAAACCTGATGGAAGCCGCCCTGAAGCGGGTAATGGCTCAAGACCAGATGGCGGCATTAGAGGTTGAGATTAGGGAGGCGATGGTGTACGGCGCTCCTAAAGAAATGGGGGCTTTGTATAGCAAAGTGTTTGATATGCGGGATGTCATCAAAATAGAGCAGGACAAGGCAAGGAAGAAACGGGATGATGAATCATGGCAACGCAGGGAAGAGGAGCGGCTCCTAAGAGAAAGGCAGGCGTACCTGCTGGCGACTATTCTTTTCCTCCTGTATATGTGGCTTCTCCTCGGCCTCTTAAGCAGGACTGGGAGTTAATGATGGGCTGGATTGCTGCTTGTTTGCTTATAGTGATGCTGTTACCTATTTTGGGTATGCTGTATATGGATGTGCTTCAAACAAAAAAAGAAGCCCAAGCGCAAATTCAAAAAATGGAAAAATTACGCAGAGAAGTTGAAAAGGAAAAACGAGATGATTCCAATAGTCGCATCACTCCTCGGTAGTCTTGCCCAAAACGGGCTGGGCTTACTGTCGTCTGCCATCCAAGCCAAGGGCAAAGAGGTTGTTGAAAAGACCTTGGGTGTAAAAATACCCGACAACCCAACCGCAGAAGATGTCAGCAATTTGCGCCAGCTTCAGTTTGAACACGAAGAGCGTTTGCTTGAGTTGGGCATCGAAAAAGCCAAAATGGAATTGGCAGAACTTGATCTGCTGGCAAAGGCTGCACAGAATGACGCAGACAATATCACAGACCGATGGCAAGCTGATATGTCTAGTGACTCTTGGCTATCTAAAAACATACGCCCTATGAGCCTCATAGCCATCTTTTTGGGGTACTTTCTGTTTGCCATGATGTCTGCCTATGGATACAACGCAAACGAGTCCTACGTCACTTTGCTGGGGAACTGGGGGATGCTTATCATGGGCGCTTATTTTGGTGGCAGGACTGTTGAGAAACTTGCAGAAATGAGGAAAAAATGAGCCTTAATACTGAACAAGCCGCATTTCTATTAGATGCCTGCAAATTGATTCAATACGCTACAGATCAAGGTTTTGTGGTGACTGGTGGAGAACTTGCCCGTACACCCGAACAGCAAGCGATTTATTTTAAGAATGGTCGAAGTAAAACAATGAACAGCATCCACTTAAAGCGATGCGCCATTGACTTGAATTTTTTTAAAGATGGCAAGATTATTTGGGACAAGGAAATACTTGCCCCGCTGGGTGCGTATTGGGAGACCCTGCATCCAAAGAACCGTTGGGGCGGCAACTTTAAGTCACTGGTGGACTGCCCCCACTTTGAGCGCAACTGTTAATCTGTCTCTTCAAGATAAGCTAGTAAAAATGCAATTATCACTAGAGAACCAACCCCAACAAATGCGCCAATCGCCAAAGCAAATATTGTCATAATCATAAAGCCCCCTGTTGCTTTTCCCATCGTTTGCATAATTGTTTCACTGTTTTACTCTTTTTCTTTTTTAGACATACCGCACTTTTTGACGCTTGCTTTGCTTTGACTTGTAGCTGCCAAGGCGTAAGAGGTTGTGGTGGGTCAGAAAAGAGTCCGGTGTATCCCACTGTGCCTAGCACTGCACTGAGAATGAGTTTGTCAATCATGCGTCACCATCTGCGTGTTCAAACAGGCGTTGCTTCAACCTTTTAATTCGATGCTCGTTGTACTTGATGGCGGCATCTGCATACTCTGCGGCAGTCTCGGCTTCCAGCTTTCGCAAGTGTGCTTCTTGCAGTTCTGCGTAGACCACTTCATAAATAGTCTTTGGTCTAAGAATGTCCTTGACATATTTGATTGTGGTTTCTCTAAAGGTCATTTTTTCATTTCCCTTATGTAGACAGTCAAACTGTCAATGGTGTCTTGCCCAAACCCTTGCATCTTTTTTATTTTCTGTGCCACTTCTTCAAGCGTTTGATTTCTTACATGGGTTGTGTACGGGTCAATGTTTCGGGCTGGGCACATTCTCCCCTGCATACAATCATTGTTGCAAGGTGGGCAACTCATATCAACTCCCGCTGTACAGGCACAAACCGCCATTCGCGCTCTGACCTGCCTGACTTGGATTTGGTGACCCGACCAGTTAACTCCACCAAGCCGATCTTGGCTAACTCAGGCAAGCGCCTTGCTACTTGGTGTCCATCCAGTCCAGTCAATTCAGCAATGCCATCCTTACCCCTAGCGCCGAAACGCTGGAGACAAACCACAATCAACCCACCATGCCGCCGAGCCAAGTCTTGTGCTTCGTCTGCTGCGGCGTGGCTGGTCACTGGGTCAAGCGACCTTGCACGTTTAAAAAGGTATGTCATCTTCAGACTCCTTTGTTTGTTTGCCCTCGTAAGGCTTGGGGTCGTAGCAGTTTGCCCAACCATCCCAGCCGCCCTTAGGCAGGGGTATCACATCCAGCTTGATTTTAAGATTGCCGTTATCTTCAAAAACTGAACCAATGTTTTGATAACGTTTTTTCTCTTCGCCGCTTTTGTTTGTGTAAGAACCAGTTACGACAGTAATATCTTTTATTTTTTTCATGCAAGGCTTTCAAGTTGTTGGATTTTTAGGTCTACATCACCCAAAAACTGGATGACTGAATTCTCAAGCGAATCAACAAGTTCTTTGTCAAAGTTAACACGCTTGATGAATAGTTGGTATTTTTCGGGCATCCGTGGGTCAAAGGATACAAAGTCGCACCAAGGGCGTTCTGTGCAAGCCATTTGCCACATCATTTGAGTGATGTACTTTTCAGGCACTTTTTGGTCAAGCAAGGTTGCAATGTGGGTTGCGGTGTTGGGGCATTTGATTTCCACCAAACCATCACCCGCCAAGCCATCAGGAGACGCACCAGACATCGTTATCCATGGGTGGTCTATGAACCCTACCTCAGATACCAAAATGTCCACCTTGGCCTCGTAAGCGGCTCGGGCAAATGGTTCAGTATCTGTGCCATGTTGCATTGCCGCATTACTAAAAGACTCTGCTGGCTTGCCCGTCATGCGTTCGCACACGAGCTGGGCCATGTAGTTATCCCTGCTGGTGCTGTAACCCGTCTTGGTCTTGGCGATGATGTCTGCAACCCTGCTGGCGGTGACCTTTCCGACCCTCAACTGATGCCAAGCATCAGTCCCTTGCTGAACTTTTTGAATATCCATTTAAAGTACCTCTTTTTAATCGTAAATGAGCAGCACCCCTAGAGATGCCAAATTTTGTTGCCACATCATTTATGTGAAAAACATCTTTGCCGTTTGTCACATATACCGAATTGCTTTTGTTTCTTTGCTGCTGTGTTTTGGTTGCCCATCGAACATTGTTTGGCTCATACCCTTTCAAGTTATCTATTCTGTCAATGGAATGCTGGGCAGATGGAGCAAGGCCAATGTGTTCAAAAAAAGCCTCAAAACTATTTGCCCATTCACTACAAATTAAAATTCCTTTGCCGCCATATCTATAAAAATCTTTTGATTCAACGTGAATACATCTAGCTTTCATTGCAGACCAAGTGGAATATTCTTTTGAATTTCTCATTCCATGAGTTTTTATTTTTTCTGCACTAGCTTTGATTGCACATTGTTTGCATTGATTTACTCGGTTATTTCGTACCCTTGTGGCAATATATTCAGATACATCACCACAAGAGCACTTACATAACCATTTGATATGCCCATCTTTAGACTTTGATTCAGATATAGAAATAAAAGACAAGTTCATAAAATCCTCTTGTGGTGGTTTACAAGCGGATTATAAACCATTACCTTTTGTGGCATTTTCCAATGCAGCCTTCTTTGCATCTTTTTTAGCAATCACTTTGGTCTGCCATGCTTGCTCGCCATTTGTGGCTTTATAAGCTGCTTTATAGGTTTCCTGAAGTTCTTTAAGTGTGGTGACTTCATCCATCGCAGCCAACAGGTCAGCAATCTTGTGTTCATCCACGGTGGACTTGATTTCGGTGCGGCGGCTGGCGCTGTTGCCATCGTCATCTTCAGGTGCTAACCCAGTTGCTGCAAGCAGGCTGTAGCGTCTTGCGTAAGTCAAGGCAGAACCATAACCCTGCGGGTCTTGCTTGGCGGCTGGAACATGAAGCAAACCGCACTCCATAACCTCGCCCGATTCGTGGACAAAAATTGTCTCCACCATCACCCCGTCTTTTGATTCGTAGGTACGCTGCATGAGACCGATGCCATTGGCATTTAAGGCATCAATCACAGCCTCAATGCAGTTTGATAGGTCAGCATACTTAGACCGAAAGTGTGGGTTTGTTGAAGTTTTAAGCGCGGGTCCGAATTGACGCTGTGCCTTAACAAATGCTGAAGCAATATTTTTTCCGATTGGTGTTTCCATGATTTTCCCTTAAAAAGTTTTGTTGTAGTACGCATTGATAACTTGACTGACACGCTGGCGACTTGGTGGTTCGTACCCAGCATAGATTGGCACTTGTTCTTCTAACCATTCCAGTTCATCTTTTGGGATGTCGTAGGTAATTTCGTTCTTGCCTTGAAAAACAAAAACATCAAAGAACCCGTCCAGTTCCCAGTCATCGCCAGCGCACCAAGTCCACTGGACTGTGACTTCGCCAACTGAGTCAATCCATTCGCTGAATTCGCCTTCTTCGTCGTCATACATAATTAAGCCCTCCAAATAAAAACGTCTAAAGCAACCACCACAAGGGCGGCAACGGATACAACCCAAAGGGCAACATTTGCCCAGTTGGTTGGCTTGGTGTACTTTTCAATTTCAAACATGGTTTTTCCTTTATGCAACTGGGGTTGTTTCAACAACGACAACCAAGCCGTAGGCTGTACCGCTTGTGGCGGTAAAGGTTGTCCATGTTTCTATGAATGTGCGGCTGCCCTCATTCCATGAGCGCAATGCAGTGTTGTCGGGTGCAGTTCCAATAATTTTGGAATTGGTGACTGGTGTAATGTTCATTGTGGTTTCCTCAAAGACCCCTTGCGAAATTGCTAGGGCATGACTGAATATTAACCTAGCTAAACTAAAATGTAAACAGGGCAAGTTAATTCCCCTTAACTTTAGTGGGGAATAGGCTTTTCCTAAGTAAGTGAGCTTAAAATGCCGAAATGACAAAAGAACAGTTTATTCAGTTGGCAGGCTCACAGCGTGAGCTTGCAAAGATGCTGGGCATCAGCCCTGCTGCGGTCTGTCAGTGGAAGGCAGTGCCACAAGCGCGGGTTTGGCAACTTAAATTATTGCGCCCAGATTGGTTTTTAGAGTAAAATTGCACCAAACACGGCTAGGGTAGCTCCCGAAAAGACGATTCTGATACCGTCCTGCCGCCAGTGTTTCAGTATCAGCAACCGACATCAGTAAGGTTAAATCGTGGCAACACTCACCCTCAAAAAGCCAAAACTCATTGGCGAAATTCCCCTTGAAAATATAGCTTTGAAGTTTGTCGTTATGCGGCAAGCTAGATCAACCAAGTCGTTCAGGTTTACCTGTTACCAAGACTCATTTGATGCGGCATTGAAAGAAGCTACACGGCTTGCAAAAAACTGCCAGACCGAAAGATTCCTTGTTTTGCAAGTGCATGGCTTTGCAGACTGGCGGCCATGATGCACTACTATCAATTCCATATAGGCGATTACAAAGCCGCTACAGCGCATTTATCCAATGAAGAAGATTTGGCATATCGTCGACTTTTGGATATGTATTACGACACTGAAAGCCTAATCCCATTGGATACCCAGTGGGTTGCCAAGCGGTTGCGTTTGGATACCCAAGTGGTTAATTCGGTTTTACATGATATGTTTAATTTGACTGAAGCTGGGTGGTATCACGCTAGATGCGAATTAATCATTGAGCAATATCATGCGATGACTGAGAAAAATAGGGCAAATGGTCGCCTTGGTGGGCGCAAAAAGAACCCAGTGGCAACCGACTCGCAACCCATCGCTAAGGCAACCATAAACGATAAACCAAAAACTAATAACGATAAACCAATAAAAGAGAGAGCAACTAACGTTGCTTGCCCTGTTGGTGTTTCTCAATCAGTTTGGGATGATTTTATTGTTATCAGAAACAAAGTTAAAAAACCTTTTACCGAAACCGCTTTAAAAATTATTCAGCGTGAATCGCAAAAAGCAGGCTTAACTTTAGAGCAAGCCTTAGAAACTTGTTGTGCTCGTGGTTGGCAGGGATTTGAAGCCTCATGGGTTCAGAAAGAGAGTAACTTAACCAAAACTGGGCAAATGAATCAAACCGTTATGTCTGGCTTAACACGTGGACTTATTGGGGGAGGTAGCAATGTCAAATTACTCAAAGGATGATTTTGTTGATGTTGACCAAGGGCTTGATTACGTTTTCGTAATGCTAGGCGGCATTTATGGTCAGGCATTTAATCGTAATTGGGAAGGTATGGATTTACAGGTTGTGCGGCAAATATGGAAAGACCAGATAGGCACATTCTTAACTTACAAGCCAAGCCTTGATTACGCTTTTGGTAGGTTAAGTGGGGATTTCCCGCCAAGTGCAATAAAGTTCAGAGACTTTTGCAATGCAGGGCCAAACATCCCGCGGGATGAGCTGCAGATTACTCATGACCCCAAACCTGTTGACCCTGAAGTGGTTGCCGAGGCCAGAAGGAAACTCAAAGAAATGAGGGCGAAATGGACGAATTAGAAAAACTCAAATGCTCAGTGCCTGGTTGTCAAAACCCTTGGTCGGTAAAGATTGAAGCCCCAAAATGCTCAAAGCATCAATGGTCGGACAAAAAGCCAGCCACCCAGCGGGATATTGCAGCGGCAACATTTACGCAGCCGCCAGTTCAGCACTGGCAAGATGATGAGGTGTTTTGATGTATGAATCCAAAAATTTACTGGACAGAAGACGGGAAGGCCAAGAATTTAGCCTTTCTGACATCAACAGAGCACTTAGAAATTCAGGAGACCTTGCGCAAGACAGAAGCGAAAGAGTGGCTGCACCGATACCGCTTGAAAGTGAAGGAAACAGGGAAACAGCAAGCACAGGCTTGGTGGGAGGGTGTGAAGCTGGGCATAAAGAAGCGGCGTGGGCAGGATGGAGTAGATACCTTGATTGCAGAAATGAAGAAACAACGTGATGTCAATCGTCTTTGATGTGCCGCTAGAACCCAAGGGCAAAGGCAGACCAAGGTTTTCCAGACATGGAAAGTTCACCAAGGTTTACACCGACCAAGCCACTTTGGACTATGAAACTGCAATTCAGTCGTATGCCAGCAAAGCAATGGGATTACAAAAGCCACTAGAAACGCCTGTAAGCGTGTTTTTGTATATCAGGCTACCTGTGCCGCAGTCATACTCAAAAAAGCGCACAGAGGCTTGTTTGGCTGGCGCTGAACGCCCTGCAAAGAAACCAGACATCGACAATATTGCAAAAGCATTTTTGGATGCAATGAATGGCACGATTTACCTTGACGATACGCAAGTGGTTGAATTGAACCTGAAAAAGGTTTATTCGGCGGTCGCTGGTGTAGATGTCGCAATTATGGAGGCAAAATGAGACCCGAAGAAGCAGCCCAAACAATTAGAGACAAAGCCCCAGCTTACGGTGAAGCCAAAGCACAAAGGGTTTACCTTGACGAATTCAGAAAGTCCAAAAAAGCCCTGCTGATGAAAAATGCGCTTGAAATGGGCTACGAGGCGGCAAATGCACAGGAACGAGAAGCGTATGCAGACCCAGCGTATTTGCAATTACTTAAGGGTTTAGCCGCGGCAATCGAAAAAGAAGAAACTTTGCGGTGGGAAATTGAGGCGGCACGATTGGACATTGAGATATTTAGAACTAGAGAAGCAACCAATAGACTTCAAGACAGGGCGCACCAGTGAGATGCCCTGAATGTGGGACATGGACAATAGTCAAAGAGACCAGAATATCAACAGGAAATACACGCAGAAGGCGCTTGGAATGTGCCAATATGCACAGGTTTTCCACAATGGAGACAATCGTTGAGAACAAAACACGAATACGTCAGAAGCAAAAAACTGCTAAAGATGGTGGCAAGTCTTGACTGCCAAGCCTGCGGTTCGGGTCACATGGTTCAAGCTGCACACACAAACTGGGGCGGCGGCAAAGGCCGTGGCATTAAGGCTGATGACAATCAAGTGGCTGCACTGTGCCTGAAATGCCATTACGAAGTTGACCAAGGGAAAACACTTAGCAAAGAGGAAAGGCAAGACTTATGGCAAAAGGCGCATATTGCAACCATTGCGGTTCTCGCAGAAGATTGGCCTGTGGATGTTCCCAAACCGATGGAGACTTAAATGAAAACCGTCAACAAACCCAAAACTAAACCAAAAAGCCCAGACAGGACAGAACTAGCCGAATTGGTCTTTGCGGGTATGCGAAACGGTCAAAGCGCCCACCAAGCCTGCAAACAAATCGGATTGCCTCAAAGCACATTCAACCATTGGCTTAATGATGACATTAAAATGGCGGCAGAGTACGCGCGTGCGAGGGAAGACCTGATAGAACACATAGCCTCTGAGACTTTGAGAATTGCTGATACTCCTGTAGGAAGTACAGACAGCGGGGCAACTGATTCCGGTGCAGTGCAAAAACAAAGATTACAGGTGGACACTAGAAAATGGCTTTTGTCGAAGTTAGCCCCGAAAAAATGGGGTGATAAGTTAGAGCTTTCCGGTGACCCAGAGAATCCATTATTACAAAAAATTGAGCGTGTGATTGTCAAGAATGGGTAAAACCCTGCAAATCCAAACCCCTGAGTGGGCGCTGCCCTTGCTGGAACCCAGTCGGTACAAGGGCGCATGGGGTGGTCGTGGTTCAGGAAAGTCGCACACTTTTGCCGAGTTAATGATTGAAGGCCACATACTTGACCAAAAGCGCAGAAGCGTTTGTGTGCGGGAAATTCAGAAGTCCCTTAACCAATCCGTCAAGCGGCTGCTGGAAACCAAAATTGAGGCCATGAACGCTGGCGCATACTTTGCCGTACAGGATTCGGTGATCAAGTCCAAAAAGGGCGATGGTGCTATTATTTTCCAAGGTATGCAGAACCACACTGCCGACTCAATTAAATCGCTGGAAGGGTACGACTGCGCTTGGGTAGAGGAAGCCCAATCATTAAGTCAAACCAGCCTTGATCTATTGAGGCCAACAATCCGCAAACCCAACAGCGAGTTATGGTTCACATGGAACCCGAGGCAGAACAGTGACCCAGTGGATTTTCTATTGCGTGGCCCTGAACCGCCAACCGATGCCTCGGTAATCAAGGTTAACTTTGGTGACAACCCGTGGTTTCCACAAGTCCTGAAGGACGAAATGGAGTACGACAAGCGGCGTGACCCTGACAAATATCAGCATGTTTGGATGGGTCAGTATCTACGCAACAGTAATAGCAGGGTATTTAGAAACTGGAAGATTGACGAGTTCGAAGCACCAGCAGAGGCCATCCACAGACTTGGCGCAGACTGGGGATTTTCGGTAGACCCGACTGTGTTGGTGCGTTGCCACATTATTGGGCGCACCCTTTACATCGACCATGAGGCTTATATGGTGGGCTGTGAGATTGTGAATACACCCGAACTATTCATGCAAGTGCCAGAGGCCGAAAAATGGCCAATCGTTGCCGATTCAGCTCGACCAGAAACTATCAGTCACATGAAGAAAAATGGCTTTCCCAAGATAATGACCGCGGTTAAAGGGCCAAAGTCGGTCGAGGAAGGTATTGAGTTTTTAAAGAACTACGACATCGTGGTTCATCCTCGCTGCATCCACACCATTGACGAACTGAGCCTGTACAGTTATAAATCAGACCCATTGACTGGGAGAATCCTGCCCCAGCTTGAGGACAAAAAGAACCACGTCATTGATGCTTTGCGGTATGCGTGTGAAGGTATCAGGCGGTCAGCGGTCACAAAACCAGCTACATTTACGCCATTGCCCAATGTCAAACGCTGGTAGATAATCGCCCCAAAAGGACAAATATGGCACGAGAAACCAACGACCAACGCCTTGCAAATTTACACGCTGAAGCACTGCGTCAGTTCAATGATATACAAACCGCCTTGCGGGATGAGCGCCTGCAATGCTTGCAAGACCGCCGCTTTTACAGTTTATGCGGCAGTCAGTGGGAAGGCCCACTCTACGACCAGTACGAAAACAAACCTAAGTTTGAAGTCAACAAAATCATGTTGGCAGTTATTCGCATTGTTAATGAATACCGAAACAACCGCATCACAGTTGATTATGTGAGCAAAGACGGTTCAGAAAACGACAAGTTGGCTGAGGTCTGCGATGGCCTTTATCGGGCTGACGAACAGGCATCGGTTGCTGATGAAGCTTATGACAATGCATTTGAAGAGGCTGTAGGCGGTGGCATTGGTGCATGGAGGCTGCGGACAGTTTACGAGGACGAAGAAGATGACGAGGACGACCGCCAGCGAATCCGCTTTGAGCCTATCTACGATGCTGACAGTTCAGTATTCTTTGACCTGAACGCCAAGCGGCAAGACAAGTCAGACGCTAAGTATTGCTTTGTGGTCACCAGCATGACCCGTGAAAGCTACAAAGAAGTCTACAACGATGACCCGACAGATTGGCCTAAGATTATTCACCAGTACGAGTTTGACTGGGCAACCCCTGACATTGTGTTTGTGGCTGAATACTACAAACTTGAGGAAAAGACCGAGTTAATCCGCATATTTCAAGCGATTGATGGCACTGAGGAACGCTACACAGCCACCGACTTTGTGAACGATGAGACGCTAGAAGAAACCCTGATGGCAGTCGGCACTCGTGAGATACGCCAAAAGCGTGTTAAGCGGATGCGTGTTCGCAAATACATTATGTCGGGCGGCAAGGTTTTGGAAGATGCTGGCTACATTGCTGGTAAGTGCATCCCGATTGTTGTGGTCTACGGCAAACGCTGGTTTGTGGACAACATCGAACGCTGTATGGGTGCGGTCAGGCTTGCCAAGGATGCACAGCGACTGAAGAATATGCAACTGAGCAAGCTTGGTGAGATCAGCGCACTGTCCAGCATTGAAAAGCCAATCATGACACCCGAGCAAGTTGCAGGGCATCAAGTGATGTGGGCTGAAGATAACTTGCGGGATTACCCCTACCTTTTAATTAACCCTGTGACTGGCGCTGATGGCGGTACACAAATTAGTGGGCCTGTGGCTTATACAAAGTCGGCACAAATCCCACCAGCAATGGCGGCACTTTTGCAGATTACCGAACAGGATATGCAAGACATTCTTGGCAACCCACAGGGCGCTGACAAGATGGTTTCGGGCGTATCAGGCAAGGCGGTGGAGTTGATTCAAACCCGCGTGGATATGCAGACCTTCATTTACATGAGCAACTTTGCCAAGGGCATGAAGCGATGCGGCGAGATATGGTTGAGCATGGCAAAGGAAATTTACACCGAAGATAAGCGCAAGATGAAAACCATTGCGCCTACTGGTGAGGCTGGCATGGTCGAGTTAATGCAGCCAATGATTGACCCAGAGACGGGCAGCATGATGATGGCAAACGACTTGAGTGATGCCACCTTTGATGTTGTGTCACAAGTCGGGCCATCCAGTAGCAGCAAGCGTGCGGCAACGGTCAGGGCTTTAACGGGGATGCTTCAGATTACCCAAGACCCTGAGACAGCCCAAGTGCTAACAGCAATGGCGATGATGAACATGGAAGGCGAGGGCATACAAGATGCCAATGCTTACTTCCGCAAGAAGTTACTGCGTATGGGTGTGGTCAAGCCAACAGATGACGAGGCGCAAACCCTAATGGAAGAAATGCAAGGCCAGCCGCAAGACCCGAACTCGATGTATCTGCAAGCGGCGGCTGAAAATGAAACCGCAAAGGCGGCAAAAGCAAGAGCCGACACTGTGGAAACAGTTGCCAGTGCAGAATTAAAGCGTGCCCAAACGCTGGAAACTTTAGGCAAGGTTGACCAAACAGCACAGGACATGGCAATGACAAACGCCGAGGCTGTACAGCAAATTCTGCAAGGGCAGATTGTGCAGCCTGTTGCGAATCAGTAAAAAACAAGCGAGAATCAAACAAACGGCAACCACCCAGCCGTTCAAAGTGGGTGAGTTGAATGGGGTCTAAAATGAATCAAAAGGCAGTAATTGAGAACAACGAAATTGAAGTAGACGAAGAAGAAATCGAAGTCAACGAAATCGTTGATAACGAAGAACCTGAAGATACCGAGGAAGTTGTTGTCAGTATTGGTGAGGAAGCGCCACCTCAAGAAGAGCACACTCCTGCGCCTGAATGGGTTAAAGAGTTGCGTAAGACGAACCGAGAACTGCAGCGGCAGAATCGTGAATTGCAAGGCAGGCTACAAGCCGCACCACCTGAGACCAAGCCAGTGGTGATAGGAAATAAGCCAAAGCTGGAAGATCACGACTATGACGCTGATAAGTACGAGGAAGCATTGACAAACTGGTTTGACCGAAAACGTCAAGCCGATGATGTCAACGCCAAGCAAGAAGCTGAAGTTATGAATCAGCAGAAAGCATGGCAAGCCAAGTTGGATGGTTATGGCAAGGCGAAAGCCGAACTAAGAGTGAAGGACTTTGAAGATGCTGAAGAAGTTGCTCAACAAGTTTTTTCTATCACCCAGCAAGGCGTTTTGCTGCAAGGTGCAGATAATCCTGCACTCGTTGTTTACGCACTTGGTAAGAACCCTGCAAAAGCTAAAGAGTTGG